ATTTTAGTCACAGGGAGCGTTACTAACGCATACCTGAATATGGGCAAACTCTTAAATGGACAGAAAAAGGTAGGGAATTTATCATAAATTTGTTAAAACAAAATGGGTTTGATGTATAAAATTACCATAAAAGGGAAGAAGAATTACTATGCTTAAAAATAACCCGTTAATAGGTTAAACAATAACAATTACCAATTAAAAGGTTAAATTAAGGAGTGTAAATGTCGTGAAATATAATTTAAATGATATTGAAAAATTTGAAGAAATAGAAAAAGAATTAAAAATATGGGAAAAATTATTTGAAACTTCTTCAAAATATCTTAAACCAAATGAATATAAATATTCATATAATTTCATGAAATACCAGGAATATCTTTCAAAGTATCTCAATTTCAAGTCACAAAATAATGAGGTGGATGAAAATGTTAAATAAAATTAAAGTTACCAGTGACGATAAAAGCGTAATTATTATTTTTATATTTGAAAGAGAGGAATCGATGATAAAAATACCGAAAGAACTAGCTTACAAATTTGCATATGACTTGTATAAGAGCTATATGACGAACCTTCATACAGTGAATTAGAAGACAAAGTTTATAAATTAGAAGCTTTGGTGGAAGCATTAGAAGAAACAGTAGATTATTATAGAGAATTAGATGAAAGGTATGATTATTACCACAGATTAAAATAAACTTCTTGATAATAAAAAAATACCCACAACTGAACGTGGGTATTTTTATTTTGCCCTTACACCTAAAATAGTAGGCATACTATAATGTTCACCCATATCAGGTTCATCTGTAGAACATAACCAAACAGCCGCCGCCCTTGCGTCTGACATATCTTTACTCTTATCCTTTAAATGGTCTATTTTATTACCGTTAATAATTTGGATGTATTTTAATTCTTCATTGGCATTTAATCCATAATCTACGGTATGATCTAACAATTCAATTTGTCCTGTATAAATTAAATTTTTTAAATTTTGATATAACTGTAATTGGAATTGATTAGACCAGTTTTTATCTTCAGCATCCACCCCGTATGAAATTAATCTTTGAACAACTTCAGCTGAATTAAACTTATCAAATAGAGCCTTTTTAACATATACTTGACTGCAAATCATTCCCAATATATCAGCTACATTAAGCAAATCTACAGGTAATCTTTCTTTTTTAGATGGTCTCCAAACTAATAATAAATCTTCAACAGGTTTATTAAATAGTTTCTCTACTACTTCCCCATTTTCCACAACAGTTATAGGTGTTGGTTCACCATGAAATAAAGAAATAACATAGCTGTCTGATTCAACACCACCGTCCCCACCAATATAGTATGTGTATGATGGGTCAAGATTTAAATTATAAATTTCTAATCCTGAATAATATTTTGTTTCTCCATTGGCAAGAGTTCTTGATGTAATAGTTTCTTGAATAATAATATTTGGACATTGTGCTTTCTTTCCCACCTTAACAACTTCATCAATCTTCTCAGGAAATTGAAAAAATCCTTGTTTAATAGCAGGGGGAATACATTCATATTTACACTTTGCGCCCTCTGGGTCTCTCTCATAATCTTTTTGAAGTGATTCTCTTTTAATTTTAGGATTTACTTCCCATGATTTACCAATCATTGCAAAAATACTTTCATCTTTTGTTATTAAATAATTATTATACTTCTGCATCAAGAAATCTTCTTGACTTCGAGGATAACTTATAAAAATAAGAAGCATTTTATCATTAAAACGGGAAACAGCAGAAGAGCGCAAAGTATTATAAACAAACTCGGCATTTTTATATTCATATCCGCTTATTTCATCAAAAATAACAAGGAGTGGGTTAAAGCCCTCGTAAGCCTCTGCTTCAGAGTGGGCGGAGTGGGCAGTAACATTATTAAAAAACCTAATTTGATTTTTAGTAGTTTGATATTCATTATGTGCTTTAGGATAATTATTGACCTGTTTAAACCATTTACAGCTTGCTAATCTTGCTTTTAGTTTTTTAAAAAACACATTATTAGCCTGATAAGAATTTATAGCCACATTTATTAAATCAATAGGTTCACCTTGTCCAAAACCAAAAAACTTTTGTGGGCTATTCATACAACTTAACACATAAGCATAATAAGCTAAAATTCCAGATGCCAAAAAATCTTTCCCAGATCCTTTTCCAAATATAAGCAAAACCTCAGTAATCTTTATATAATCTTTTTCATCTAAAGGTTTATGTTGTCCAAGTTTGCTCCATATAATTTTATTTATAGCTTCCAAAGCTTCGGTTTGTTTACCTGGATAAGGACTTTCACCTAAAAAATCTTTAGATTTAAAAAATGTAAGCAAATCTACTGGTTTCTCTCTCCAAACGTCTTGACTTTCTGTTCTCTCTTCCGCCATAGAAATAAAACTTTTTAATAAATCTTCAAATAAATTTTCGCTTGTCATTTCCCCCACCTCTTATTAGCACAGCTCCTACACAGTGGAATATATTCTCCGACTCCACCTACCTTTATAGCCGAAGTTTTAGGTTCACTACCAATATAAAACGAAATAGTTGCCAGATTTGTTTTACAGTCACTACACTTGGTTCTTAACTTCACACAATTATCTGCCATAGAAGCTAAATATGACATAGCAGTAAAAATAGTATCTTCGGATGTCCTATCTAGCCCAGATAAAATCACATGATAACCCATATCTCTTAACTTTAATACAGTGGGAACAAAAGTAGGATCATTTTCAAAAAGGGATGCTTCATCAATTCCAATTGTAGTAATTTTATTATCCAAAAGAAGGAAAATTTCCGAAGCTTTTTGAATGGGGGTGGCGGGAAATTCAATACCATCATGACTAACAATACAATCATCACTATATCGATTATCAATCATGGGTTTAAAACAAATAGCTTCCTCACCTGCTTTAATCAAATCACTAATTAAAGCAGAAGTTTTTCCGCTGTACATAGTACCCCAATATAAAGTTATCTCACCAGTCATTATTCTCGTCCTCTCTATGTTCTAATATATCTGAAAACCATTTAGTTTCTTTAATTGTTTTCAATCGCTCTATAATAATAGGGATTTTATCTGGAACTTCTTCATATAATGTTTGCAAAATAATCTCCATAAACTTATGAACATTTTTATAATCATTTATCTCTTTTTGAATTTCTATCATTTTAGACAACAATTCCCTCATTTCAGAAGACACTGCCTTAAACTGATAGGGATTTATATACTTGCCTTTTTCTTCCGCATCTTCTTCCATCTTCTCCAATAAGTTTTTTGTTTTTTCATACAAATTATTTATTTCATAGATAATATCAAAACTTTGGTTTATCGTTTTAATTATCCTTTTTTGGCTATCTCTATAAAGCTTTCTTTTCACTTCAGGAATTGTTTCTAAGAATCTGGCAACTGTATCTTTATTAATAGGGTCATCAGGTGGAATTTTACCGCTAGCATTCAAATCTTCCGCTATTTGTTCATACGTTAATCCTGCTCTTCTCATATTAATTACATCTTCTTCAACTTTGTATTTAACAATTTTAGATACCTTAGTTTTAGACATTGCCTCACCACCTTATATTTTGTCTATATATAGTATAGTGCAGTTTCAGTTATTGCCTTTCATCACAAAATAGTGTAAAATAGAAATAGAGGAATAAAAAGAAAGGTAGAAGGGAGGTCTTGTAACTAAGGATAAGTAGTAAAATTTAAACAAAAGAAAAAAAATTAAGAATTGGCGGTGGGATCAATGAAATGGTACACTAAGGGGTTCATCGTACTTTTTATTATCTTGTTTATATCTAAACTTACAGGTGCGTCATTTGATCATGTTTCTAGTATAATAGGTGGTCTATTACTTTTTATTTGGGTTGTTTCACTAATTATTGTGGCTATCGCAAAGATAATTGAATTTATAATTAGATTGTTTAAACCTACGCCTCCAAATCAAGCCAAATCGGTTCAAATAAATAAAAAATAAGCCTTGATCACAAGGCTTATTTTTTATTAAACATTTTGATTTACTTAATTTTGGTGCGGGCGGTGGGACTTGAACCCACACGAGATTATCTCTCACATGCCCCTCAAACATGCCTGTCTGCCAATTCCA